AAAGCAATTAGGGTACGACGTTCAAGCGATAACGCAGAGCAAGATATAGGATTTAATGGAATGGACTTAGACACTGCTTCCTTACTTGCTTTTGTAGGTGCTAACGATGGTTTTGTTACTACATGGTATGACCAAAGCGGAGCAGGTTCACACGCTACTCAAACGCTTACAGCGAGCCAACCGTTAATTGTTTCAGGTGGTGTTGTTAACTTATCTTCAAATGGTTTTCCTGCTTTAGATTATGACGGTACTAATGATTTCTTTGATATACCTTCAACGGGAATAACTAACGGCATTTATGAGTCTTTTGTTTTTGATAGAGCAACTACTGGAACTACATCGTTATCACTTGGTAATTTTACAAGTCAATTCCCTTATACTTGTCTATGGGAATTCAACGGGAATTTAAGTTCGTTTATGTCAGACGGGACTTCTAATATTTCACCGTTGAATACAAGTACAGGCTCTTTTAACATTAGCACATTTAGAGACGCAGGTACAAACACTGTTACAATGTACAAAAACGGTTATTACTTAGGTGAAGAGACATTGTTATATTTAACTCCTTTATTTATTGACACCATTTCAAGACTTCAAGCCTCTGGTGGCGAGGTGTCTCATACTGGTAATATGCAAGAAATAATACTGTACAGAAAGGACAAGTCTTCGTCAAAAGCATTTATAGAAAACAATACTAATAATTATTACAGCCTTTACTAATGAATAACAGATACAAAGAGTGCGTTAAAGTAATCAAACTACCTTCAGGATTTAAAGAAGAAGATAGAGGTTTAAAAGGGTGCTGCAAGGCTTGTTTAGTTCTTGCTCACCCAACTGAGAACGATAGATATAAAAACGATTTACTAGGCGTTTACGTTAAATCTTCAGACGTTTCTGACACAGTTACAATTTCAATTACTGATTGTGATGGAGTTACGTTAACTAATTTAGGAACTGTGGGAGTATTCCCTAATGATACGCTTGCAGTAGGTTTTATATACGATTGGCAACAATATTTAAACACTTACGGAGTAGGCAAATACATTGTGAATGTAGCTTATACAGTTAGTGGTGTTTCAGGTTCTTTTATTTGGGGAATGTACGAATTAAAACAATATAATATTGCTAATGCTTCAGGTACTTCTAGGATATATTCTAAATTCAATAGTTACTACCAACCTCAAAGCATTGATTTCACAGACTCAAACTTTGAAGACACTATAAGGTTTAATGGTTTCTTTGGTAATCGTAAGCCAAAAACAGACATAGTAAACTATATTACTAAAGGTCGAAAAGTAGAAAAAACAACAAGAGAAAACCTAAACACATACGAATTAAGAACAGACCCTTTAACTATTTGCGTTACTCGTAGAATAATCGACTTCCATTTACTTAATGAGGACGGCTGTTATATCTCAGACCACAATCAATTTAATCATGATTATTTATTATTTGATAAGCCAGTTGTACTAGAAGAAAGTGCAGAAGTAGATTACTTAGAATTAGACCGTGGAGCAAAAATAACAGCAACTTTCGGGGATAGAGTTAAAAATCAAAAATCATTTTATAACAAGCAATAATGGCAGTACAATTTGAAATAAAAGGTAATTTTTTCAACGCAAAAGACATACCAACATCCACAGTTTATATAAATGACACTACAGATAGCTTAAAGTATTACAGGACAGCTACAGATGTTTTTTCTTTTTACCCAAAAGGAGCAAGCTCAAACACTGAAGCGTTTAGAAACATCACAAAAGTAGGAGAGGGTAGAAATGAGTTTCCTTTTGCGGATATTATAGACGCTAGAACAGGACTAGCGTTTACAAGTGCTGATGATTTGGATTTGTATTTAGCCGTGATGTTAGGCGCACTAGGTGGGACGAGTCCAAGTCCAAATCCTAATCCTTCAGGACTTCAAGAAAGAATTGTAGTTAATCAGTCTAACGTAGCAACTACTTTAGGGGGCGTTATTGATAGTTCAAAAGAGTACTTTATTGACGGCATCATTGACATGGGAACTACTCAAATAACCGTTCCAACAACTGGAATGACTTTGAGAGGTTATAGCTTTGACATAAGCGGCTTAGTATCCTCAGAGGACAATTACACTATGTTTACTAGTGAAAGTGCGGTTATAGGCTCAGGGAATCTTTTAGGGGTAGATTATTACATTTCAGTTACAGGTGCAAATAGTAAAGTGTATGAGTTATTAGATGCAACGGGGTTTAATGCCTTTGAATTTTCAAGAATAAATTACATAGATTGTACAGACCTCGGTGAGATAGCAAACTACAGACAAGGTCTAGAAGATGGTACGGGGCGCTTTGGTGGTTCACCATCGTTAAGACTATCGGGCTTATGGAGAGGTGGATATCGTATAACTACATCAATAGTGAGAAGTTTAGCGGGTACAATGACCAGACCACTATTTGAGGAGGGGCTAGCATTTCAAATGAACAGTAGATTTTTAACAGATATTAACTGTGACTTGCCAACATTAGCACCATTTTGTGACTTCACTATTAGTAACTTTCGCAACCCTTCTACAATTCAAATTAAGGGTGCAATCATTAGTAGAGATGGGTATTTTAACGCTAACGATACAAATATACTACCTAATCTATCCGCATCAGCACTTGCTTGTGATTGGGATAATAACATTGGAATAAATAATACATTTGTTGGTGGTGCGATAAATAATACATCAGAAGTTAAAACAAATATCGCAACTCAAGGTGTAGCGGTAGATTTAAACGGTACTTTCTCAGCAATAGATTTACAGCACTTTGATAGTCCTTCTAACGGAAGATTAAGACATATAGGAATAAACCCAAGAGAGTACACAGTTAACTGGGATTTCTTAATAGACGGAAAAGATAATGACAATTACGAGTTGTTTTTAATAAAAATAGATTCTTTTGCAAATGCAACTGTTGAACACACACAAGTAAGAACCGTAAACAACTTTCAAGGAGGGAGAGACGTTGGTTATTGGAGCGGTCAAACGTCTATTGTATTAAATCAAAATGATTTTATTTTTTGGCAAATAGCTAACTTATTAGATGATGACGACTGTACCTTAGAGCTAGATAGTTCTTGGAGTGTTAAAGAAAGATAAAAGTAGTACATTATAAACCATAAATAAATAAACAATGCCAGACGAAGAACAAGAACAAGAAACACAACCTATCATTGACCCTCACACGGACAGAGAACCTGAAAGAGACAAGTAGTCAGATAGTTAACCGCTTAATAAATGAGACACCTACTTTAAATAGTGGGTGTTTTCTTTTGTTAATATTTTAACAGTATGTTATATTTATTTAATGCTTGTTATAATTTATCTAACTGTGTTTAAAAATCCACAAAAAAAGCGTATCTTTGTAAAGAAAAATGCTTAATAATGCTATATTACAAACGAAACATTACCAAACAGTGAAGGAAATAATACTAACTTATACAACTACTTTACTTAAGGTTTTACTGGTTTTCTTTTCTCCGATTGGGGGAATTATATTAATAGTTGCAATCTCAACGATATTAGACACCTGCTTTGGAATATGGAGAGCTGTTAAAAAAGGCAAACGAGTAACAAGTAAAAAAGCAAGACACGGATTAATACCTAAAGTGATATCTTATGTAGGTGCTTGTATGTTGATTTATGCTTCTGATTACTTTATATTAAACGAACTTACTCAGATGGTGGTAAGCATTGATTTTTTAAGCACTAAAATAATTGCTTTAGTATTGCTTTCAATCGAGGTTAAGTCTATTGATGAATCCTTTGAAGCGGTTAAAGGTTGGTCTTTCTTAGGTAGGTTTAGCCAGTTGATTAGAAAAGCAAAAGACATTAAAAAAGAATTAGATGAAATTAACTAAAAACTTCTCGCTTCACGAATTTGATTGTAACGATGGCTCAAAGATGCCGTCTGACGTCTTATTAAATGTGGTAGAGCTTGCAGGGCAGTTACAGATATTACGTGACTTCATAGGAAAGCCTATTGCGATTAACTCAGCGTATAGAAGCCCATCTTATAACAAAATGGTAGGAGGGGCAAAGAACAGCCAGCACAAGCTAGGAAAAGCAGCAGATATTAGAGTGGATGGTATATCTCCAAGAGAGCTACACGGAATAATCGAAGAACTTATTAAAGATGGTAGAATGAAGCAGGGCGGTTTAGGGAGTTATAATTCATTCACGCATTATGACACTTATTTTGATGGTAAAAAAGCTAGACGTTGGAATGGTTAGATTCCTACTTCTTATCATAATCTTATCTAGTTGCTCTAGTTCTTATCACTTAAAAAAAGCGATTAAAAAAGACGCTACTATACTACAAGAACGCACAATAACAGACACGCTTAGAATTGAAACGATTGATTCCATACCGTATACTGTTAACGATACTATTCGCTACACATATTTTAAACGCTTTACAGACACTTTAATACAAACAAAGTATAAATACATACAAGCACCTAAAACACGTCAGCAAACACGCTTAGAACACAAAAGAGATGTTAAGTATAACAATCAGAAAGCGAGAACTGAAAGGCTACGTATTAGGATGCAGAAAAAGATTGATATTGTAGCTAGTAAAATGTCTAAACGATTAGCACAGACTGAGTTAAGAAGCAAAGGCGGTTGGAAGTTATGGGTTCTTTTAATTTTAGTTGGTTTTATTATCGGTTTTATTACAAGGTTTATAAAAATTTGATTATATTAGCGTTCCCGAAAGGGTTTCATAGTTTTTTAGTTTTAACCGTTGCATTTATTTGTAACGGTTTTTTTTGTTTATGTTAGTTTTATTCTTAAATTAGCATAAATTTATAAAATAAATTATGAAAAAACACAAGTCAGATTTCAGACCAAGATTAAAAGGCAACGTTAAAAAAGCGTATTTAAACATTACTAAAGTAGAAAACAGAGTTTTAGTAATCGGTGATTTGCACGAGCCGTTTTGCTTAGATGGTTACTTAGAGTTCTGCAAAGAACAGTACG